CTCATGCCAGATTTGGAAGACGTGGAATGGCACTCTGGGGTAGAGCCCCCGGACCTTCTCGTTTTTTCCGTCGTCCAGGTACTCTCGGATGATCTTCTGCTGTCTGGGGTCTTCAGGTAGAGGGAATTCTCGTAGCCAGTAGTGATCCTTGGCCATTTCGGTCGCTACTCTGGAGACGGTGGTGACGGTCACACCGAACTCCAGAGCGATTTGCTGACGAGGGACACCCTTGAAGTGGGCGTTCCAGATCGCTTTCTTTTCTTCCGGGGTGAGGCGGGTTTTGCGTGTACTCATGCGGACCTTTTTGCTTTTTGGCGGGCTCTTTGGCGAGGGGTGAGTGTGTCTTCTTTAGGTTCGGACGGGCTCATTCCCAGTATCTTGTGCCCTTCGATGACTAGCTGTGCCTGTGCTTCAGCGTCGTCTAGGGCCCCGTGTTTGGTCCCTTTGGTGAAGTTCGGTGCGTCTCCGTTCGGCCACCCGAGCTGTTTGATGGTCCGGATGTCCAGCTCGTTGTAATACTTGAACGGCCAGGGGATGTTGCAGGCTTCGAAGCTGGCTTTGAGGATGACCAGATCGAAGCTCGGGCTGTTGGCCCAGATGTGCCCTAGCTGGAAGGGTTGGTTGCTGAGCCAGAGAGCGAAGTTGCGGATTCCGGTGCGGTAGTCTGTGGTGGGGCCAGTGAGTTTGGCTCGTGCCTCGTCGTCCTGTTTCATCCACCAGAGGACCGTGCCGGGGTCAATGTCTAGACCAGCAGGCGCGGTGATTGGGTTCAAGGTGACTTCAAAAGAGTTTCCGAGGTCTCCTGTGATTGGATTGAAGAAGAGAGAACCAATCGAGAGGATGAGGGCGTTGGGTTTGGTCGAGAGGGTTTCGATGTCGGTTGAGTTGTTCATTGCGGGTTCCTGTGTGGTGGAACCCTTATTTTCTGTGTTGTGGTAGTGGGATGCCTTCATCGAAGTACCCTTCAGGAGCCCATAGTAGGTATCGTTTTCGTGTCACTGAGTATCCGTTCAGTGCTTGCACGAGGAGATACCATGGTTTGTCGTTGGCGCATTCAAGTTTGAATAGCGGCCATTTGTTTCTTTTGGCGTACATATACGCAGGCGCTTTGTCTTTGAAGTAGCGCCGTGTTTTAGGATCATCTCCAACTAGGTATATGTACATCGGAATAAAAAGCGGGGGCGCTAGTCCCCCGAAGGTTCACCCCTGGAGAGGTTACTTGGAGTAATTGGTAGCCCAGCCGCCATCGCTGGCGAGTGGGAGGTTCGGTGCCCAGTCGGGAGGCACGGCCATGGCTTCACCTACGAATTGGTATGCTTCCTCGGCCTCTGACTCCGGGACGAGTAGGACTAGCTCGTCGTGGGTGTGCGTTACGACTGGGTAATGTGGGTCGATGACCAGCATGTGGGATGTCAGGATGATTCGGCTTAGAGCCTGGACAATATTCTCTGCTGTGGCACCGCCCCATATATTCTTCCAGAAATCGCCCGTCCAGTAGGCGTTACCCATTGAGTTCTCGTGGAATGAGAGGCGAGGGTATTGGATGTCCAGTCCGTTCGGCAGCTCGATGGCGTTGTGTTTGAACATCAGAGGGCCGTGTTCCAGCCGGTAGTCCGGATGTTGGATGCGCGTGAGCTGTTCATCCAGGAAATACCAGAGCTGGGGAATTTTGTAGTTGGTCCCTCGGTAGGTGGTCACGAGCATTTGACAGGTTTCTGGAGTGATTTTGCTGTCAGGGGTGTCGAAGAACTGCTTGAACATCTTCGGGGCACCCATTCCGTAGCCAAGACCGAGGATGGCTGCTTTGCCTACAAACCGTTTGTCTTCGTCTTCTCTCGTGATGTTGGTGCCGAAGGCGAGGTTGTAGAATTTTGTGTATACATCCTGGGTTGGTTTTTCTTCCTGGTCCATCTCCCGGAAGTCCTTCACAAGGTCGTCTTGTCCGGCGAGCCAAGCCAAGACGCGGGCCTCAATTTGACCTAGGTCACGTACCAGTAGGACGTATCCTGACGGGGCTTCGATGGCCAGTCGGAGGTCGCTTTTCTTGCGGAGATTCTGGACGTTTACTTTGTCAGTCCCGCTGAAGCGCCCAGTATGTGCCCCGTAGTATTTCAGGGGTACTGGGAAGCGGTCGTTCCCGAAGGCACCCGGCTTGACTGCCTCAATGAAGCGGTCAGCTCTGGTGATGTCGATGTTGCTCGCGAAGGCCAGTTTGGCTTTGACGAGGTCCCCTACTTGGGGGTCGTTGATCAGGTCCGTAAAGGCGCGGTCAGTCTTTGCGGTTGCGGGGATCATCCCTCGGCTTTGGGGTGAGTATTTCATGGGCAAGGGAATGCCCTTTGCTTCGAATGCGGCTTTGAAGCTTGCCCGACCTCGAATCTCTTTTGGGGTCATGCCTACCTTGGCAGCAAGGGCGTCTTTCTCTTTTTTCTTTTCAGCCTGATATTGCTTAAGCAGTTCGGTGTTGATGCACAATGTTGGTTGGCAATACATCCGCAGGGTGACGTGAATGATTTCTAGCTCGTCTTCTGAGAAACGCTCGCGGAATTTGTTGTACAGGGCGTAGGCCATTTCCACGTCATCTATGGCGTACTCACCCAAGGACTGGAGCTGCTCGTCGCTGAGGTTCCAGATTCCTTTTACGTCTGCGAGAGCTTTCTTTTTCTGCTTGCCTTCCAGACCGTGGAGCTTGGCGAGTTTGTCCAGGTCATGCACCCCGAAGTAGTTCAGAGCGCGTGCCATGCTCAAGGTGTCTCTGTACTTGTTCGGAAACCAATTGTAGTGCTGTCCAAGGAGGAGGCCATCAAACATCGTGTTGTGGCAGACCAGTTCGGTCGTTTCCCCGTTTACCCCACGTAGGTAATCCTCCACTTTATGACCTGGGACCCATACGGGGGATTCGTCATTCCATTTGAATGCTATTCCGTGGACCTTGCACTTCTCGTTGCGGACGTAAGTGGTTGTCGTGTACTTCTTGAGACTGAACCTATCGTCGTAGTAAGTTTCAGCGTCCGCCGTGAGTGTGTCGAGCATGGATGCACCTCTGTTGGCAAATAAAAACCCATTGACCTAGTACACTGAAACTAGCTCACTAGGCCAATGGGATGCCGTTGTTATTGGTTCTAGAGTGCCTCTCGGTGGAGCAGGACGTATTTGGGTGTGTTGTCCATGTCCTTGAGGTACCAGCCGTCTTGCTTGTAGGTCAGCGTGGCGTAGTCCAGGTCGAAGCGGTCGAAGGGCTTAGGCGGGAAGTGTTGATTCACGCACTCCTGGATGGATTCGGGGGACTCGTCCGGGCCGAGGTGGTGCTTGTACCAGCCCTCGATGAGGATGCGTGCGGCGAGTTCATTGATCTGTGAAATCATGTGAATCTTCCAGGTGTGTTTGTTTTGTGTGTGATGATGCACGTCCTTGTGCATGGTCTGTTCCTTAGCCGGACTTGCGCAGTGCCCCCTCGCTGTTGAAGGACGGCATGGTCAGCTTGTCCATGGTCTTGTGGAACCCGGTGCCTTCCTCGTTCAGCCTCCGCTGCTGCTCGATGTACTCTTGCCGCCGCTTGGCCGCGTTTTCCTGTACGTTCTTGCGCACCTCTTCGTCGGTGCGGTACAGGAATGGCGGCCAGTAGCTGGCCATCGGGTCCTTGTAGGCACTCGCGGCCTGATACAGGGTCGAGAGTGCGAACATCATCGCTCGCATGTCGGACCGCTCTTCCTCGATCCGCTCAATCTGCAGCTCGTCGTTGTCGTTGGCCGGGTCGTCCTCCGGGTTGGAGAACATGGGGCTGGAGCTGTCGCCGTTCTCCAGTCGGCGCTTGTAGACCTTCTGCCGCAGCCGGTTGAGGTACTCCTCGCCGTAGATGAGGTCGTTCTGGAGCGAGCTGGCGAGACTGCCAATGAACTTGCAGAACATGCGGGGGTTGTCCTCCATGTTGAAGGGGAAGGAGAAGTGCTTGACCATCTCCTGTCCGCGCTGCTGCTCCTCGGTGAGCTGGACCTTCGCCGACCTCATGCGCAGGTGGTTCTGCAGGTTGGCGATGGTGGCGCCGTGCTCGCGGTTGCTGATGTGGAGGTTCGTGATCTCCTTCATGCACTGCTTGACCTTCGCCTGGAGGATCTGGACCTCGTCATCCAGGTCGAAGTCCTTCTTGATGGTGATCTCGTCCTTGAGGACTTCCGCATAGTCGCGGAGCTTCTTTTCCTTGCCGTTGTTGGTGTGCATCTCCAGCTCGATGGCCTTGATGCGGTCGTTGATCTCGTTCGCGGAGAGATCGTCGGTGGTCGGAATGTCCTGGCTCTCGATCTCATCCAGGATGCTGTTCTCTTCCGTGCTGGTCTGCTCGGTCTGCACGATGGCGTTGTTCTCTTCGTCGGTGTTCATCACGTTCAGGTCGTCGTTCATGGTGTACTCCTTGGTCTGCTGGTTGAGTTTGGCCTTGGCTGCGGCTATGAATGCGGTCTTGATTGCGTTCATTTGTTTTCTCTGTGTGTCAGGGGTGGGATGTGTGCTGTCCTTGGTAATACAGCGTTTTAGCTGTGCATGGCGATGAACTCGGTGCGTTCTTCGTTATCCATCGCGTTTAGGCGTTTCTCGATCTCTTCCAGGGTTGCGACGATGTCTTCGGGGCTGCCACCGTCGGTGTAGTTGTCGAGGACGGTGTTGTACGTGTGACCGTCGTCGTTGGTCTTGTTGAAGAAGGACATCTGGAAGGGCTCGTACTGCTTTTTGAGCATTGTTCTCTCCAGTGGTTGAGTGCTGACCGCCCAGTGCGACCAGCTACGTCCAGACCATGCGCACCCGTTTGCGCACAGGCACCGACACCAGCCCGGCAACGTCCTCAGCCCGCGCAAACGGGAACGAGATGCCTAATTCGCCGTGCATTGATCAGTAATACTGATCAATGGGTAACGGCCAGGGACCAGAAGCCACCGACCACAACGCGACAGGAACCAACCAAACGAGAAAAACAACGGAAAACAACAAAGTACGGGCCGTTTTGTTCGCCGTACGAAGTGTTGCGTTCTGCGGGTTTGGGGCTTGGGATTAAGGCTGTCGTCTTACGCCCCACGTATGGACGCCCCGCGAATGGACGCCCCGCGAATGGACGACTAGATCCTATTCTGTTGGCAAATAAAAAGTGGAAGGCTAGGCCCATGGCTCGATGAACCATGAACCTAGCCTGTCGTTAGCTAGCCGCGAGAACGTACATCTCCATATGCATGTCCCCTAGGCGGATGCGGCGGTAGACTGTTTCCTTGCTCCAGTGTTGGGTATCGTTCCAACCGCGTCCGTTGCGGTGGGTGACTGCGAGGTCTCCGCCCAGCCACTCGGCCCAGAGGAACTCGGCGTCACCGAGCCGTCCATCCCCGGGGAAGGGAATGGCGTTGTGGCCCAGCGTTTCCACTGAGCTGGACTCCCTGGCCAGCGCATGGGCGATGGACAGCATCCCGGCGTCTACGGCCTGGGCGACCCGGAGGATCTGGTCCTCCAGGTTTTCGAACTGCCCCTGTGATGGCGGGTTGCCGTCAAGGAGGCCGAAGTTGTTAATTAGGTCCCATATCCGGCCTACGGTGGTGGTCTTGGTCATATCTGTCTCCAATGTGGATTGTGCCGCCCCTCGTATGGACGGCTGGACGATGAAAAAAAGAGTGAGAAGGTGGGAGCTACGCCGCCTGAACGACGTAGCTCCCTGGACCCTAGAAGCCCTCGGGCATCTTGGCCTTAACCTCCTCGAAGGACTTGACGGTGGAGGGCTTGAGGTTCAGGACCTTGCCCTTGTCCGTCTGGTTGATGAATCCGTGATAGGCACGGTTGAGCACTCGCCCCTTGAAGTGGGCGCTGCCCTTCTCGGTGGTCCCAACGAACTCCAAGCTGCCCACGACCTGCTCGTCGAGGGCGACGGTGATCTCGTTGTCGAGGACCCTGGCCATGGCCCCCCGGTTGAAGTTCTTTTCGAAGTGTCCGACGTACAGGGTCTCGTCCTCCTCCATGGGGAAGAGTCCGAAGGTCAGGGTGTTGTCGTACTGGGTGTTGGTATCGCTCATGGCTAATCTCCAGGTAGTGATTGGATGTGAAGGGCCGATCCCTTCGCCCAGGCCATGCGCACCCGCTTGCACACGGGCACGGCGTATCTAGTGGCACGGCCTACGAGCGGCACGGCGTGTGTCGAGGGCGAATGCTTAGCCGTGCAAGTGGGGCGTGGTGGTCGTGTGGCTGAGTGGCTGCGTGGACGAGATGGACGGTGGAGGGGTAGGGGGTGGGGTATGGGACGCCTAGGGGGGTAGGGGGGTAGGGGGGTACCCCGGAGTGAGGGGGGGAGTGTTTGTGGTAGTAAGGCCCTGAAAAAATCGGGCGGGATTTTTGGCCAATATAGGCTTTTCACGGACCCTTTCGTTAGATACTATCCACGAAACCCGCAGTCCGCAGCCCGATGTACGCACAGCATGCTCTTTCGCTCTTGGCTCCGTCCACGAACAAGTATGAACATTCCCAGAAAGACACATCTGGGGGTGCCATATCTCAGGCCGTAGTCGCACAGTGCTTAGCAGGTCTTCCGAAACACGTAGAAATTACACTCAGAGCGAAGTGGGCAGAGGACAAAAAGGCGCAGCACTACCTTTGTAATCTTCTCGACCAGAAGTTTTCGGACCGAATACAACACATCGACCTTTCAGATCCCGACCTCGCCGCTGATTTTTACGCCAAACCCGTCCTCGCCGCTGTTTTCGCCTTCCAGACCCCTCCTCTTTGCGTGACTTGCCACGGTCGCGCCGCCGTACAGACCGGAGATTTGATCATCGAGTGCCCTGAGTGTGGTGGAAGTGGCCAGATCGAGGTCAAAATCCGCCAAGAGCTTGGTTCGAAGGTCCAACAGGAACACGCGGAGTTCTTGTTGGGCCGTCTTTTGGACTGGGAACAACGTGGTTTGGCCCACGTAAATCGCCGAATTCGCTCTCTGTTGTGCGTGGACGGGGATTTTTCTTGATCTCGGACATTCGCGGTGCTAATATGATGGCGAGGGGTAAGTTCGTCTTCGTACTGCCCCTCTGTCGCATAGCGCAGGCAGCAAGCACTTCACAACGCCGATTGGCCTCCCTCCCCTATCCTCGGCCAATCGGCGTCTTTTTAGGGAGGGTCTGATGCAGAACCTCGTTCCCGCCCCAAAGGCTGAGAATGGGGCCGAATTGACCGGCAAAGAGCGGCTGTTCGTCGCTGAGTACCTCATCGACCTGAACCCTCTCCACGCCGTCCGGCGAGCCGGATTCCCCAACCCAACCCGCAAACTGGGTCTTGCGCTTCTTTCAGACCCGCGAATCGCCCAGGCGGTAGAGGAGGGCATGGCCCGCCGCGCCGAACGGCTACAGATCACTCAGGACCGGGTGGTGGAGGAGTACGCCAAGCTCGGGTTCTCGAACATCGCGGATTTTGTGGATTGGAACGGGGCAGCAATCAGCGTCCGGGCGAAGGCCAGCATCCCGAGGGACAAGATCGCGGCGATTCAGGAGATCAAGGAGCAGACGACCCCCGCCGGGACGACCATCAGCGTCAAGCTGTATGACAAGAAGGCGGCTCTGGACAGCCTTGCGCGGCACCTGGGGATGTTCAACGACAAGTTGAGCGTTCACCACACGCATGAGCTGAGTCAGGAGCTGAGCGAGGCACGAGAGCGGGCGTTGTCCGCACACCGGGCCATCGAGGAAGCGCGGTCACGCCAGGACGACGCCATTGAGGGGGTCTGCGAGTACAGCGTGGAGGATGAGGAAGGAGGGATAGAGCCTTCGTAAGCCTCCGAATTCTGCTCGTCGTGCTGTGAATAGATTATCCACAACCAAACAACCAAACCACCTTGCGCCGTCAGAGCAGATCGCGAAGGACATCGCCGACTTCGCGTTCAATCCTTATGGGTTTGTGCTGTACGCGTTCCCATGGGGCAAACCGGGGACCATCCTGGCCGAGGAGACTGGTCCGGATGACTGGCAGCGGGACGTGCTGGTCAATCTGGGGGACGACCTCCTGGCTGCGAAGAGCGCCCCAGAGCGCTACGGGGCCATTCAGTATGCGATCAGCTCGGGCCACGGCACCGGGAAGTCGGCCTTCATGAGCTGGCTGGTGTTGTGGTTCATGTCCACGCAGCCGAATCCGAATATCGTTGCAACGAGCAACACGCGCACGCAGTTGATGACGAAGCTGTGGCGTGAGCTGGCCCGCTGGCACAAGTTGCTGATCAACGCGGATTGGTTTGAGTGGACGGCGACGAGTTTCTTCCACAAGCAGTACAAGGCGACGTGGAAGGCCAATGCGATTCCGTGGTCGGAGACGAACCCGGAGGCGTTTGCGGGTTTGCACGAAGAGAACGTGATGGTGCTGTACGACGAGGCCAGTGCCATTCATGACCTGATTTGGCAGACCACGGACGGGGCCATGACCACGGCAGGGGCGCTGTGGGTTGCCACGGGGAACCCGACGAGAAACAGCGGACGCTTCCGGGAATGCTTTCCCGGGGGGCGGTTCAATCATCGCTGGCGGACGTGGCGCGTAGACTCGCGCACGGCCAAGAAGACGAACAAACGCCAGTTGCAGGACTGGGTGGATGACTACGGGGAGGACTCGGATTTCGTACGAGTCCGTGTGAAGGGGCAGTTCCCTCGGGCGGGTACGTCGCAGTTCATTCCCGGGGACCTTGTCCTGGCCGCGCAGAACAGGTCGGTCATGGACTACGAGGACATGCCCCTGGTGATGGGCGTGGATGTCGCACGCTTTGGCGATGACGAGTCCGTGATCCAGCTACGCCAGGGGGCGCGGGCGTTCGATCCGTTCCGATACCGGGGGCTGGATACGATGCAGTATTCGGCGGAAGTGGCCCGGAAGATCGACCAGTTGAGGCCGAGGGGCATCCTGGTGGACGGGGTCGGTGTCGGGGCTGGGGTGGTGGATCGACTCCGGCAGCTCGGATACCACGGGGTCATTGATGTGCAGGCCGGGGCCAAGGCGTACGAGGAAGAGGCGTACTACAACCGGCGGGCAGAGATTTGGGGAGCGATGCTCAATTGGTTGCGGGGCGAGGTCGAGCTGCCCCGGCATCGTGATTACTACGACCAATTGGTGTCGGTCGAATACGGGCTGGATATGCGTGAGCGCATCCAACTTGAGAGCAAGAAGGACATCAAGAAGCGCGGACTGCCGTCGCCTGACCTGGGTGACGGGCTCGCGATGACATTTGCGGAGCCGGTGGCTGTTGCGCAGCGTGAGAAATTCGTGCGGCCCAAGGCGTTACGCACTCGCAATGCGTGGAGATACATATAGTGACTCAATCCCCGATTCCTGGAGGCTCCATGTCCCACGATGACCACAACAACGCCCCCACCAAGAGCGGGCAACAGTTGACCAACACGATCATCGGAATGCTCGCCATCGCGTTCTTGGCCTGGGCCGGAGTGGTCTGGGACGGCACTCAGTCAATTGCGAACAAGATGGACTCCCTCGCCAACAAAATCCATGATTATCAGGTGCAGACGGAGAACCGTCTTACCGAGCTGGAGGGAAGGACTATGTGGCTGAGCCGTGAGTATCAGGGGGGCTGCCCCGAGTGACTGGAGGCGAGGAATAATGTTGAACGCTATCCGTACCATCTACTGCTGGTGGGCTGGGCAGACCCCTGAGCTGCGCATCGACGCCGCATGGACTCGGCAGACTATCGACGCTCTGCGGTGGTGGCACGAGAAGAGTTAGAGAGTGCTGGGCGGTCTTTATCAGCTCATCGACGATAACAAGCATTGGAGGAACTAAGAGACGTAGCCCGCCCTACAAGCGGACCTGCGCGGACGTATTCCATCAACTGAACAGAGAGGTGAACCATGATCGTATACAACCATGACGTGGTCGGTCTCTACGACCGTATCAACCGATTCCTGGAAGAGGTAAACAAGTCGGTTTCGGCTTCTGGCAGCTACATCACCGACCCCGACAAGAACCGGCTTCGCACTTATCTGGCCGCCGTTCAGTCGTACCACGACTGGGTCATGAGCGCCCCCGAGCTGGACCTGCCCGAGACGCATCCGCGTGAGTACACGCTGAAGGAGGTGCCCGTGCTCGCCGAGCCTGAGTCGGAGATCGTGGACGACATCCAGCGCATGATGGTCGTCATGCGGGACGAGCTGACCAACAGTCAGAGTGCTCGGATGCACAGTAAGCTCAACGTGTTTGACTCGGCGCGCTTGATTGCGGTGGTCGAGAAGGTCAACAGGTATCTCACCGACTACGTCGAGCAGGCCACCCCGCTCGACCTCCCCGAGTCCTCGCCGGCGATGCTGATGACCGGCCCGGGCCGCACTGGAACGTAATTCAACCGGGCGGCTGGCATTGAGCTGGCCGCCCATAAATAACGGACATGGCTAATCGACACCTCGAAGAGGCTTTGCGCAAAGCCTTCCGTGAACCTCAGAAGGAACCGCCGACGGTTGAGGTTCCGCGCAAACTGTTGGCCAACCTCGCTCTGAACTCGCAGATTTTGCTGGAGGAGTGGGTCTGGAAAGGGAATAGCTCGGACGCGGGGGGTTTGGAATACAACCGCATCCAGCGGGATGTCGAAAAAACATACCGCTTACTGGGCGCCGGAGAAGAGGCGTGAGCCTGGAGGAAAGTAGCAACTTATGTTTGTTGATGAGCATGGCCGCGTACTTGTTTGGCTTAGCAGTCGGTGCCTGGATCGGTATGGCAAGCGAGGCCCAGCTATGGATGACTCCGGAGAAGCCGACCTCGGGACTAACCCCGTCTTGGTACATCCATCGTGGGGGGAAACGGTACAGGGTGACCCACTGCGGTTACCTGCCGCAGAAACCATTGCGCTTTTGCTTGAGCGCAATTGGGCGGGCGCTCCGTAGGATGTAGCGCTCTCGCGAGCGAACTCCAACCGCTATCGAGGAGGAAGACAGTGCGTAAGCTTGAGGGTTTGGTGCCTACGTTCAGGCTCCGTGTGGAGCGGCTGCTCAGGGAGTTGGAAGAACAGAACGACATTGTCATGCGCCCTTTCTTTACTCTCCGCTCGCCGCAACAGCAGGCCGTGCTGTGGCGTCAGAGCCGTAGCACGGATGAGATCCTGCATCGTATCGACCAGATGCACAACGATGGTATGCACTACCTCGCCAAGGTGCTGGAGGATGTCGGCCCGCAGTATGGACGGCACGTAACGAACGCTGCCCCGGGGTATTCCTGGCACCAGTGGGGCGAGGCAGTGGATTGCTTCGTGCTACGGCATGGTAAGGCGGTCTGGGACGCCGATGACTATGGGTACAAGGAGTACCGTTCACGGGCCATTGACCTTGGTCTGTATGCGGGGCCGAGCTGGGACATGGTGCATGTCCAGATGCGTCGGGGGCCGATACTACAGCATTTCTCCCCGGTGCAGATCGACCGGCATATGGAGGATCGGTGGGCATAGCCACACGCGGCTATTCCATAACCACGGGATACGCAAGCGAG